CAACAAAGTTTGCAATCTCCACCATCTTTGCCTTATTTGATGCATGTTGCGGCCACTGGAGATCGACTGCAGCATATCTATGCGCAGACATGGTATCATGTCTGAATCCTGAGTTAATTCTAAATCCAGGATATCTTTCGCGTAGAGGTTCAAGAATATTGAGTGCAAGACATCTGTAGTTTTGGATAATATCCCACTTGTTGTTTTTACCCTTTGGATATGCAATAAACTGCGAAAGGGATCTAGTCGGGAAGAAATCCCTCAAACGATAATTATCAGACAAGATAATGTCACCAGTAATTCTGTTACCGCCAAGAGGAGGTAATGGTTGTTTTGTCTTGTAATACTTGTCGCAACCAGCAATCGCAGCAGGAACAGTTCCAAAATCACCGACTTGTTCACCACCATCACCAGATGCAGAATCTGGTCCAAGCGGATTCGATGGATCTCTTGGATTGACGCAATCAGCAGAACCGCTGTCGGGTGAATCCGGAACATCATTATCGGTAGTATCTGCTGCGCCCTGATTTCCTCCGCCAACACCGCCAGCAGAACCACCAACATACTGCGACTTGCCAGCAACAGATCTGCTTACTGGTTTTTCAACTGTCTTGGTATTCGACAACGGTGCGGCAACTGCGCAAACTGCCTCTGCGGCAGAAGCAGGTGCAGTAACATTTGCTGTTGTGTTACCCTTGATGTTTGTAGTATCATCAGGCGAGTTATGTGTGCCCTTGAGGTTAGTAGTTCCTGCATTGAGTGTTGTTACATTTGCAGTTGAAACGTCAATCGTTGAAGTATCAATTGGCGAAGAAGCAACCAGAGGTGCCTTCAGACTGATATTTCCTGCGCCTTCAACGTTTACAGCAGCACCAGATTTAATTTCTGTTGCAGCACCAGATTTAGTCTTAATGCCAGCATCCGTGCACAGATTCATATCACCTGTTGAGTGATTATAGAATGCACCTGCAGACTTGATGTGAGTATCTGCCTTTGATGTTACATTAACACCAGCATCAGATGTAAGGTTGAATTTTCCTACTACATCTGTTGTAAAGTTGCCCTTTGCATCCATGTCGATATCACCGATATTTTCCAGCGACAGAGATCCACCATTTCTTGCAAAAATACCCTCGCCGACGGATAACGAAAGTCTGCCGCCGATATTAACATCAATGTCATTATGGATGTCCATTGATACTCGGCCGTGCATTGTTAGGTTAGTATCGCTCATGATGATGACATTGCAGTTTCCTGCAACATGAACATTCGCAACACCTTCAATAAGGATATATCCATCTTTGTCTAAGATAGTGTATCCATCTCCAACGATCTTTGTTACCTGCGTGCCATCTGGTCCAATTTCATTGAAGGTTCCTGAACGGTGCGCCCAGTTTAGACGCTCAGAACCAGGAGTATCATCGATCTCAATCGCATGCCCTGCTTCCGACCCAAAAACTTTATTATATGGATACTGTGCATTATATGGGGATTCGGGTTGTGCCCATGTCGCGCCATTTCTTCCTGCTGTTTGAACTTCGCGTTTTCTGTTAGCATTTCTTGCAGCAGGCGAGGCACCTGCGCTAAGTGTTTCTCTGTTTCCTGCTGCAGTTTTTGGACTTGCACCAACTTGTGGAGAATTTACGCCAGTTGCCAGAGGATTAGTGTCTGGTTTGTGAACAGACGATCTTAATGGATAAACTTTATTTGGGTCTTTAAATCCCTTAGAATCATCCTGTTGCGAAACAGGAAGAGCATCAGTATTAACAGGTTGGTTGTTTGCTCTGAAAGTTTCAATAGAGTTTTCTTTGTTTACTTCTTCTTCAGATGCTGCGTTTTTAACCTGCGTGGGGGGAGGATCTGTAACATCAGGTTCCTCTGGTTTTGTTTCGAGAACAACCGTTTCTTGTGTTTTTTCTTTAGTTCTCGTAAGACCATCCGCACTGACTGTTTCTACAGTTGTAGTTTTGGTTCCATCAGGATTCATAGTTACAGTAGTAGTAATACTATTTCCGTCAGCGTCAAAAGTAGTCGTTGAAACTGGATCGACAATATTAAGTTGCTTTTTAATCGGAGAAACAGCAGTTTCAAAGTTTGAAACTATTTGTTGTTTTGCTGACTGTAAAACTAGATACTTTTCTTTGGGACCAACAATCTTTGCTGCCTGAATTGCTTTTTCTAATTGCGAAGAAATACTGTCAATAGAAACGGGCATAGAAACAGCTATTTCTACACCATCATACAATACTCTACCTGAGATATTAGTCCCGACTGCTTTATATTCAACTGTCAGTTTATCAATAGTTTCAGTTACTATTGTTGCTCCGCCTTCGACTAGCGGTGTTTCAGGGACATCTGGTTTGGGATTGCTGACCTCAAGAGGTTTATCAGCGACAGCATTCCAACCTATATCATACCAATATTTTGACGTAATACCATTTGTGTCTTTTTTAATAATACCCTTAGAATAACTGGAAGCAGTATCATAGTTTACACAAAGAGAAACTGATAGTAATCCTGCAATTACATTCTTATCTGTTGCATCAGATATGATTCTTGCAGTATACAGAAGATTGTAAATAAACTTTAAATAATCAAATGCAATTTGGTCTTGATAATAACCAATCAGTACGATGTCGCCGCCAGTTTTTATTTGTTGGTTAATTGCAACACCATCAAGTTGATTGGTTAGGAAGTAATATTGTGCATTGTTTTTTGCTTCGATCTTTGCCTCAGCAAAATCAATTTGGAGCAACGATTCTTTCGCGTATTGGAAGTAAGATTTTCTATTTTCTAACTTTTCTGGGCCTTCTGGATGATCAACAAGTTTTTTGTTGATATACTCTCTTGCAGATGATCCTAACCAACTAGCATCAATCAGTTGGTTAATTGTAAAACGGTAAGCGCCATATTCTCCGCGATCATGCACCTTGGAAAAAAGATCATTATTTCCAGGAACTGGATACTGCTGAGCAATAGCATTTTGACAAGCAATCAGAAGCGCAGAAATATCCTCTGCGGTAAGAGGTCCGATGCCATCTTCGAATGGACCTGGGTTAGTTTGATATGTTACTGTTGCCATTTCTTAAACACCATACTTCTTTTTGTATTGTTCAAAATATCTTCTTCTCTCATCGAGACCATTTGTTCCACCGTTGACCGCTCTAGTGACAGCAACAACATCTCCCCATGCATTTCGTTTCGCAATACGACTACCATTTGCTTCAGAACTTGCGAAGAAATAAACCACAGCAGCGGCCGCTGCTGGTTTTAGTTCCAGCAATTCAGGAGCATTAATCAAATCTTTACCAATGAATCTTCCACATGCTCTATAGTTTGCTCTACCAGTTATCTGGATATATCCTCGACCCAAATACTTTTTGCCATCTCCGGGTTGATTGTTTCCGAGATCTCGTCTACCTTCGTATCTTTGTTGCGTCGCAGTTGGTCCCCAGATTTCTTTGAAAAATCTAAAGTTACCAGACTCGTGTCTACATTGCGCCATAATCGCTGCTTTAGCAAGTTTACTCCAGTTTGCGATATTCTTTGGTCCGTTGGTTTCAAGATACTGCTCAAGATAACTTTCGTAGTCTTTGGCATTTCCAGTTGGTTCTGCAAGATCACCAGTTCTTCCGCCTGTGCCTTCGCCAACAGCATTGTCGTTTGCTCCACCTGGTCCATCTTCAGGAGAACAATCATTCGAACGTAATCCGCCTGGAATCGAACCTACCGTTCCAAAGAACATAGGATGTTGACCATTTTCCCCATCCGCAAAGAAACCGACTACCCATGAACCTTCGACTGCGCCAGTCGGAGACCAACCAACACCAGAAGTTCCTGCTGAATTTGCAGGCATAACTGGCATCGCCCAAGGCAAATTCTCTGTTGGAAGCAGTTCTACATCTGCCGTATGGTAACCAAGAATTCTAACTCTGCATCTACCAAGACGCAGAGGATCATTTCTGTCCTCGACTGCGCCAAACCACCAATAAAAATTGGGATTATTATTTGAAATCAAATTGTCCATATTAGGATGCGGGCCCTCCAGTTTCTTCAACATCATATAGCGGGAATGAATAAGAATCTTTTGCAATTTCCAAGAACATCTTGTGCGAAAGCGGTGTTATTTGGTGATGTATTGCAGTTACCATGTATAGTCCACTAATCAATAAATCCCAAACAAAAGATTCAGAAGTATCTTGTGGTTTTTCTCCCACAGATGGATAATAGAATTTAATTAGTTTTCCAACTTCGATATCAGTTCTACCAGAAACAGTCAACTGCAGACGAAGTGTGGTAATGTCCATCAACGCACTATTTCTTTGTGGGATAAAAGTTTCTGGATGTAGATCAACCGAGTCTTCAGTTGAATCAAGAACTCCAGGATTTACTGTCGAAATAAACATTTTACCTTCGCCCGAGCGAAGAACATTTATTGGAAACAGCATATTGTATTTTTTCTCTTTATCTAGAGCAAAAGTCCCTTCAGTCTTACCATCTCCAGTTATCTTATAATCTTCCATATGATTGAATTCATTAAAATTGAATCCATGATCATATGTGTATGCAGTATATTCTTTTTTAACCATGTCAAAACTGAATACAGTACTTGCAAAGTGACCAAGATCCTGACTGTGAAACACATCCAGGTTAGTTAAAAATTGAATTGCCTCAACTGTTGAATACCCCCTACTCAGCGCCGAACCTGTCTGTAAATCATTTAGATTTGGATGATATACGTAATCGCAGAAAATTGAATTTTCTTGAAGTTGGGTTACAACCAAACTTTCGATAGAAGCAAAATAGAACGCCTTTGTTGTCTCATAGAACAAGTAAGTAGGCGATTTAAAGTTTGCACCAATAGATCTTTTTGCCAACCAATTCAAACAATGAATCGGAGTCCACATAGGGGGAACGAATGTTATATGAGATTCATGTGGAGTATCTGAGATAAACAGTGGAGTATTTTTGTCGCTCTTCGGATCAAATTGCAAAGTTTCTTTAGAGGTTACGATTCTAGGAATCGCAAGATAATCACTAAAGATTTTATCAGCAAGTTCGCTAGTTGTTCCTGTGAATTTCTCACAAACCCTATAAACATTGTCTGCTGATGCTTCGATAGAACAGAAGAACAATTGATAATATTGTTCTCGGTCATTATTGAGTTTTCTGTCTTTAATTGCGTAAACAGAGAATGACTTATGAATCTTATTGAAATAATCATCCTGGGCAGGAATTTCCTGAAATGGAGTTCTTACGTTTATTGTAATAATTTCATCGCCAACAATTGGTGTTCTGCCTATAAGATTGACGGAATCTCTAATTATAACATTCCCCTGCAATGTTGGAGAAAACATATCTTCATACAGGTTTATTTCTACGAAGAATGGTTTTAAATCAATCGCAACACCAGTTACAGTATTAAGAATAATTTCGTCAATGATGATGTCTCCTGGTTTGTGCATACCAGAAGAAGATTGTGGTTGACTAGGATTTTTTGTTGCATTATCAGCTGGTGTATCAACCATAATTATTATCTACCAATTAATGTCATGTAATTCGTAACAAATTCTGCCAGAAATTTAGGATCTAAGATTTTAATTTCTCTTTTAGAATCATTCAATTCTTCTTCATATTGAATATTTGTGACTTCCTCAATCGCGCCAGTTGCGAGATCTCCTTCATCATAATCAACAATTATTTTATCTTCGTCTGCTGTTCTGTAATGATGTGTCTCGTATATTTTCACATCCCCATACTTTTTCTTTGCATATGCAAGTAAATCTGAATTACTCATCGGCCATTCTTTTCTCACATCAACAATATCATTTATCATAAGGATTACCCAGTGATAATCTGGTCGCTTATAATATTTGTCGGCGACTTGCTCGACAGTGTAACCGTCAGGAACAGTAATAGATTGTAGAAACACCAAGTTCTTAGAGAATCTATTTACCGAAATTCTACGAAAAATGTCAGTAACTAGTGTTGCTGACCCAGGAGTTATAGTTGTTACTTGCAATTTTGGGTGCATAGAAAAGAGCATGATTAGAATCCTCCCTCAATTCTATCTGTTGTGAGAGTTTCTAGTTCTGTAAATTGCATTCTGATCGTCACTTCCGTTGGACATCCATTGGCAAAAGTTGTGAAACCTTCAGCACCATAGTCGACTGTCATATCAGTTAATGCGCAGTTAGAAATTTTTCTAACAAAAGTATTTTCAGTGCCCTTGTGGTAGTAAATTATCAAGAACTCTGATGGATATGTCAGAAACAAACCATTCTGACTTCTTGTGGGGTGCATGTGTTTTAAGAATGTATCAATAATGCCCTTTTTACCGAAAATCGTATCCGCTTCTTCTTGATTTCTTGGAGAGAATCTGTAATCAAATCCAAATTTACGGAATCCCATAGATCTAAATAACTGTTCTTTGTATGGATTTTCAACTTTTTTCGAGGTTGCTTGGATAACATTTGAAAGCGAATCGAATCCTGCTACGTTTGCTACACGACCGAGTTTTCTCAAAGCATAGTCGCCAAGTTCTCCACCCGATTGTGCCATTTGAGTTAGATCGCCGCCAGCAAACAATGATTCGGCAGACATTTTACCAGATGCAACCGCACCAACCAGTCCACCAATATCTGCAGTTTCCCAGTTTGCACTATAACCGTGCGTAACTCTGTCAGAAATATGTAGGATAATTTCTGAATCGCCAAATACTAATCTTTGCTCTCCAGCAACTTGAGACATGAGTGCACCAGTTCCTGCTCCGATGACACCGCCACCGATAGCACCAACGATACCGCCTGCTGCGGCAGCACCTTTCTCTACAAATACTTTGGCGAGACTTGCTTTGACACCCAGAGAACCACCAGTTGGAGTTGTTGTTCCTCCAGTCATTTTTCCGCCATTTTTCAATAAGTTTGCGCCCATATTCGCGCCGACTGCAAGACCAGCAGTTGCTCCAATCACTGCGCCTGCTGTCGCTGCAGCAGCGCCGCCATTTTCTGGGTCAACTCTGTTTTGATCTGACTGATCAAAAACTATACCTGTGCCACCAGACAGTAATTTTTTACCAAGATCCGTACCTTCTCTAATGAGTGGATAGAAGGCAACATAGTGCGGATATTCTTGTGTTCCAACATCTGCTGGATATCTCAAACTAGAAACGGTTGCATTTGTCTCTAAAGGATCAGCAATTTGCGTAAGCAGTTTATCTCTATTGAATCTGCTTTCTTTCTTAGGATCGGGTGCCTTTGCTGGAGCAGCGGGTGCAGTTCCACCTGCTGGCGGTGTTTGCGCGGGCGCTGGAGGTGCTTCGGTTGCCATTTAGAATAAATATCCTATTAAGTAGAAAGAATTCGGAATATTTATATGAGTTATGGAAAGGAAACGTTGAAAGGGATTTATAAAATACAGAATCCCAAGAAATACATTGGTAATCCGAACAATATTATTTATCGCTCCAGTTGGGAACTAAAGTTTATGAAGTGGTGCGATAATAACCCGAATATATTGGAGTGGGGATCTGAAGAGTTACCCATTCCTTATGTTTCTCCTTTAGATAATCGAGTGCACAGATATTTCGTGGATTTTTATATCAAGGTTCAAGAAAAAAGTGGTGTTGTTAAGAAGTATCTAGTGGAGGTGAAACCGCAGAAGTTTACACAAGAACCCAAAATTCCTGCTAGAAAAACAAAGAAGTTTCTACAGGAAGTTATGCAATGGGGTGTAAATCAAGCAAAGTGGAAATTTGCTACTGAATTTTGTGAAGATAGAGGATGGAAATTCATTATCCTGACTGAAAAAGAGTTGGGTATCACTAATAAATAACAAGGAGAATTTCTATGGCAAAAGCAAAATCAGGCGGTGGTTCAAACAAGGGACAGAAGGTTTCTTTCACCGACCAGAAAAAGGGTAAAACAACTATTGGTAAGAACCCTTCTTCGATTAAGTTTTCCACAATGAATAAGCGCAAACGTGCGAACTATAAAGCATACAGAGGACAAGGTAGATAATTGGCAAATCCGTTTCAGAGACTTCGCGCCAAAGCAGGTGACGGTCAAAAATCAATTGACTGGTATATGAACAATGTGAAAAACCTCGTTGGCGCGAGGTTGTCTCAAAATAGCGTTATGAAATCTGATATTGGAGAACTAAAAACCAATATCGAGATCGGTTCAATGTATCTATACTTCTATGATCCCAAACTTAAAAACGAGTTACCATTTTATGACACGTTCCCACTGGTGTTGCCGTTTGGTCCAGCACCAGGAGGGTTTTACGGAATCAACCTGCACTATCTACCATATATGATTCGCGCACAGGTTCTTGGTGAGTTACTTGAATACAAAACAACAAAGACATATTCAGAGACAACTCGACTCAGGATGTCGTATAATTTGTTGAACAACTTAAAAAATGCAAACGAGATAAAACCTTGTATTAAGCACTATCTCACAAACCACGTAAATTCACAATTTATGAAGATTAATCCTGAAGACTGGCAAGCAGCAATATTTCTTCCGATCGAAAGTTTTGTTGGCGCTACGAAGGAACAAGTTTTCAGAGATTCTAGGAGCAAGTTCTAATGACTTCTGCATATCACAACATCAACGATTTTGTTACGCAGGTAAAGAAAACCGATTTCGCAAGATCAAATCGTTACGAAGTCATGTTCATGCCACCGCCATTTCTGCAAGGTCATTCAACAACCCAAGGTCCATCTCCAAAATTAATTTCTATGATGGTTGAAGATGGGATTTTTCCAGGATTGCTGGTTGGAACAAGACCACTTAGATTGAACAATCTTAACGAACAGCGTGCGAACGTAATTGACTTCGGTGGCGATTCTATCACATTTACGTTTTTAGTTGACACATCTTGGACTGCCAAAGACTTCTTCGGGGATTGGATGCGTTCTATCATCAACCCTGTTTCCCGCTATGTCAGTTATCCTGAAGATTATTATTCAACAATTGATCTTGTATCATTGAATAATAATGATGAGGTGATTGCGCACTGGAAAATCATAGATGCTTTCCCGAGATCTATTGCCCCGATCACAGTTTCTTCAACAAATTCTCAAGTTCTAAGAATGCCAGTCACATTCGCATATAAGAAGTGGCAGGTAATAGGTGGTTACAGACCAGATGGAACTGCGATCGGACGCCAAGAATCAGTTGATATCGATCCAGAATTTGGGTTTGATGAGTCACAAGATTTCAACCAAGATTTCGATAATCAGGATCTAGCATTTGACGATACAACAGGTGATCTTACAGATATATAAAATTGGAGTTAAATTATGCCATTACCAACATTATCAGTTCCTACATTCGATGTTGAAGTGTATTCAACAAAACAAGTAGTAACGATGCGCCCTTTCCTCGTTAAGGAGGAGAAGATTTTGATTCTTGCAGCAGAGTCCAACCAACGCTCAGATATGATTCGTGCGATGCAACAAGTTGTGAATCTTTGTTCTGAAGGAAAAATCGAAGCAGAGACATTACCATTTTTTGATCTGCAAAACATCTTTATCCGATTACGCGCACAATCTATCGGAAAAGAATCGGAATTTAATTTGATTTGCGGAGAGTGTGGGCACAAAACTCCAACGACTCTCGACTTAGAACAAATTCAATTACAAATTGCACCCAACCATACCAATAAAATTTTGTTAAATGATAATATTGGTGTGATCATGAAGTATCCTACTGCAGAAATATTAGCAAATGAAGATATGCCAATATTTGATTTAGTTGTATCTAGCGTCGACAAAATCTTTACTGAAGATGAGGTTCATGATGCACAAGAAGAAGGATATGATGAAGTTGCTAAATTCATAGATGGATTGACGACAGAACAATTTGAAAAAATTGTAGAATTTTTCACAACAACACCTAGAATTTTTCACAATATAGAATATACTTGCCCGAAATGCCAAACAGAAAATACTGTAGTTGTGGATGGTGTTGAAAATTTTTTCGGATAACCCTTTCTCATGACAACTTGATGAATTTTTACAAAGTTAATTTTATTTTGATGCATGAGCATAAATATAGTTTGACCGAATTAGAAAATATGATGCCGTGGGAAAGGGAAGTCTACATAGGGATGCTAATAACGCATCTTAAAAAGAAAGCAGAGAACCAGAAGTAACATGGAAGAACAAACAACAACAGTTCGCGGGGAAGGCAAAGAGCAGCAACTTTCTAAGATTGCTGCTGCCATAAATCCTGCTTCTGCCTCTGAGGCCAATTCCACAGCAACGCAGTCTATGCTCGCAGCATTCGTAAAGCAGTTCGAATCCTCTGCATTAGAAATCGTCCAAGAAATGGATGACGACCAAGAAAATCTGATAAAGAAAATGGTCGATGAGATTACCAAACTTCAAGATAAGAATCTACAAGAATTTCAAAAAGCAATAGGTAAGATCTCTGGTCTTGCTGCTAGTATGATGGAATCCAGCAATCCTAGGTTGCAGGAACTTGGTTCTGTGATGCAGTCTCAAGCAAGAGAAGAACTTGTTAAATCGTCAGGGTTCAATCTTACTGGAGAAAAAGACACATTCCGAAACAGACTCAGCAGAGAGATTCATGGAGAAAGAGAACAACCTACTGAAAAAGTTTCTGGTCTTGGTAAGATAAAAGGATTCTTTTCTGATACCAAACGAGAAATTAAAAAGGGTTTTGGCGCAGCGATCCAAGAAGGAAGTGTTGCTGACAGAATTTTCAGATCTGACGAAGAGAAGAGAATTCGCCTTTTAAACAATTTCGAGAAAAATACTAATGAGACCAAGAATGAATCTCTTACTGAAACATTCAAAAAAGTCTTAGAAGAAACGCTCAAGAAAACAAAAGAAACTTCTGTTGAAAAGAACACTAATACTAAATCAACAAGTATCGAAAAATTAACAGATCTCAGTGACGGTCAGAAAAAGATGCTGGCAGAAAAAGGTATTGCTCCATCATCTGACGCAGATTTTTCATACAGAAAAGATGGCAAACCTGTAAGTATCAAAGAGATAAATTCAGTTCTGTCAGAAAAACCAGTTGCAGCAAACAGCGAGCAACAGGAAGACAAAGCAGGTATTTCTAAAGATGCACAAATAGAAGCATTACAAAAGACTGCTGAAACGACAACAATTATTCAAGATAATTCTACAGAATCAGTAAGTATACTAAAACAGATGCTGGATCTAATGAAACAGATCACAGATATTATGGTTCAGAATGGTAGTGGCGGTGGAGTAGGTAATATAGGTGGACCAGATCTCGGATCTTTGATTCCGGATTTAGATTTACCAGATAGAAGAAATCCTAGAACAAGCAAACCAAGAGGTCGCCTCGGTAGATTGGGGAGAGCATTGGGAGGTGCAGGCAGAGGAGCATTAAGTCTTGCAAGTAAGGCAGCAGTTCCTTTAACTATTGCATATGGTGCCTACGATGCATATACTGGTTACCAAGATGCGGCAGAAAATGAAAAGACACAAACCGCAGAAATAGATAAAAAGGTTGCTTCTGGTGAATTAACGCAAGAACAAGCAGCAAAATCAAAGTCGGAAATTAAAAAACAGGGCCGCGTAGAAAAATCTAAGGCAGTTGGCGGTGGTGTTGGAATGGCAGGTGGCGCATTAGCAGGTGCGGCACTTGGTGCCACAGTGGGTTCTATTGTTCCAGGAGTCGGAACTGTCATAGGAGGCGCTGTTGGTGGTGTAGTTGGCGGTATCGCAGGTTCTGGCGCAGGTAAATGGTTGGGTGAAAAGGCAGGAAATGCAATTAATTGGTTCAAGGGCGACGAGAAACCTGCTTCTGGAAAAGTTACTGGTCAAGCGAAACCCCAAGTAAAGAAAGAAGGATTCTTCTCTGAGAATAAAGGTATGCTAATGGGTGCTGCGCTTGGTCCAGTTGGTATGCTTGGTGGTGCGCTTTACGATAAAGTCGCATCAAACAACACAGAAACTGGTAAAAATGCAGACAGCGCAATCCTCGAAGCAGGGACTGAGGCAACACGAGAAAAGATGAATATCAATGTTCCTCCTCCAACCGTAATCAACCAAGGCGGTAGTGGAGGAAATTCTGCTCCCACTATAACTGCTCCTGGTGGTGTAAGAAACGTGCGTTCAGACGACCCAAGTTGGTTGAGGTTCCAACAAAAACGAGCAGTAGCATAAAAAAAGAGGGGACCGAAATCCCCTCTTTTCTTTTTTAGTCGTCAGCGAGACTCGAGAAGTAACTCATCGTGTCATCGTCATCATTGTTCCAAGGTGGAGTGTCATCCACTGCCCTGGCAGCAGGTGCTGCCTTCATCTTGGTTTCAACGAAAAGTTCGTCTTCAGCATCTAGAGGATTGACCTTCTCTGCCGTAGGAACACGCGAACCGCCAGAGAGAACTGCATCCAACTTCGCCTTCAGTTCGTCATAAGACTTGAAGTTCGAAGGATCGAGGAATGCTGCAAGAGAATGCGACTGCTTCCAGACACGCTCTAGTTCTGCATCATCATCAGACAGAGCAGTCGGACCATCGAACTCAGACTTGTCATAGTTACGATAACCTTCGACCTGACGAATCTTCAACTTGAAGTTGGCACCTTCCCAAAGATCGAACGGATTCACAGGCGCTTCGTCTTCAAACGTCGGCTGCATCACATCCTTGATCTTGTCAAAGATCTTCTTACCATACTTGTAGAGGAAGACCTTACCCTCATTCTCAGGATTTGCTGGGTCACGAATGACCAGAATATTCGAGACATACGAAAGGCGACGCTTCTGCTTACGAGCAATTTCCTTGTTCGCTTCGATACCAGAGTTCCACAGTTCGCTGTTCAATTCAGCGACAGGATCGGGTTTGTTAAGAGTGGTCAGCGAATTCTCGATATACCACTTACCCGTTGGACCCTGGAAACCGTGATCCCAAATACGAACCCAAGGAAGTTCTTCGCCTGCAGGAGCAGGGAGAAAACGGATGACTGCGAGACCGTTACCTGCCTTATCGACAGTCGGTTTCCAGAAGCGATCATCATCGCCCTTCTTTTCGTTTGAGGGATTTGCGATTGACTCAACTGCCTTCATGAGCGAGTCGAAGTTTCCGCGATTCTTGCGGAGATCAGATAGTGAATTAAAAGACATATGTATATTCCTTGTTATTAACGTTGTGTGTTTTGCGGTGTATCATAATAATCATCGTAGTCGTCATCATCATGACTACTAGAGTATTTATACAGGTTTTTACGGTGCTTGTTAGATTTATCGAGACCTTTACGAACTTCTTTCACACGAGGTTCATAATCATAGTCTCTACGTCTAGACTTGCTCATTTAACAGACCACTTGGCCTTTCTCCTTATTCCAAATTGAGAGATACTTTTCCTTATCAATCTTGACGAAAATCCTGTATTTTTTGATCAAGAGAGATATGTCCTTCCAAACAAAATCTAACTGTAAGGAATTATCATTACTATACCTAAAGTCAAACAACTTGTCAAGTATAATTAGTGTCTCGAGTGAAATTTTTCCGCCAAGATACAGTCTAACAACGATCGGGTGTGTTCCATTATTTGATGTAAATGGGTCTTGCCCCGTCTTTTCAGACTCAGTAATGATAGAAATAATATCCTGTGTGAATATGTATGTAAGTTTTTGTTGTCGAATTTTCCATTGCTCGTATGCTTCTTCTGTTTCGCTATCGAACACACCACCATACTTGTCGCCACGTGTGAAGTTTGCGACCAGAAGATCTATAATCTCACGCTTCGAATATTTCTCACCGAGTTTACGAAAGGCAAGAATGTCTTTACGTTTCATGAACGCATTGCGGCAATCTTTGACCATTCCCTTGGTCTTAGAAATATCGTAAGATTCTGTAGTGAAGTGGAGTTTCATTGCCATATACAGGCGATAAACGTCATACGCTTCCATTAGAGAGGTAGTTTCCCACCCTTTCGCTTTAGTAGATTTAACTCTTCTGCTTCTGCTCTAATCTTTTCTTTAAGAGATGATGTGAGCAAAACAGCGACAGATTCCATTTCAATTTCTTTCTTAACACAATAATCGACAAGAATATCCATACAAGGTATATTGCTTTGAAATGCTTTCTTCTCGATATACTGCGAAAAATCTGTCGCTGTTTTAAACTCACGAGTAATTAAAAATTCATTGGTTACTTCAGAACCATCCATTACCATATCCAAATTTGTTATCCTGCATAAAAAATATGATCACCAATTTTTGTAACTCGTCTTAAATTCCAGCGAGGATTTACATAATCCGCGTGGTAAAATAAAACGTTACTTCCAAATATACCGTGATTCGCGCCAGAAAGCAATACTTTTTCTGCTACTTTTCTTGATTCAGCATATTGCTGTTGACTGCGAATTCGCTTCTTCCCTTCACACACCCATGAAAATTGGCAGGTGCCTCTTGTTTTCTGATACACAACTGAGCATACCGACTTCGGGAACTTTGGATTTTTTACGCGATTGATAGTGACTGCGGCAACAGCAAGTTTACCTGTCTTAGACTGGTTACCTGCTTCGAAATAGATATTATCTGCGAGGCACTTCAGTTCGCGATTATTTGCTAAGTAGATATTTTGATTTTTTATCTTTTGTAATGCGATCTTTTCTTTTTTCGCATCGTCTTTGATTTCTTGGATTACTTCTCCAACGCCGAGGGAGTATTCCCTTGCATCTCTTTC